TTCATTTGGAGTATTTGATGCTGAATTAGAAAAAAATAATCCACTTATTCAAAGATTATCTGAATCAGATTTAGAACTTGCTCAATTATTAAAAGAAGGAAGAAGAAATATATCATTATTAACTATTGCACCAACTGGTACAGTTTCATTAATGACACAAACTACTTCTGGTATTGAACCAGCATTCTTAGTTGCTTATAAAAGAAGAAGAAAAATAAATCCTAATGATAAAGATGTTAGAATAGATTTCGTTGATTCAAAAGGTGATTCATGGGAAGAATATACAGTTTTTCATCATAAATTTATTGATTGGTTAAATGCAAATGATTATAATATTGATGAAGTTAAATCATATTCTGAAGAAGATTTACAAAAAATAGTTGCATTATCACCATATTATAAAGCAACATCTAATAATGTAGATTGGCATGAAAAAGTTAAAATGCAAGGAAGAATACAAAAATGGGTAGATCATTCAATATCAGTAACTGTAAATTTACCAAATGAAGTAAAAGAAGATGTTGTTGCAGATGTATATAAAACAGCTTGGGAATGTGGTTGCAAAGGTATAACTGTATATCGTGACGGTTCTCGTGATGGTGTATTAATATCTAATGATAAAAAAGAAAAAGATAAAGAAAAATCTGTTGAACAAATCATAAAAGAACATGATGCACCAAAAAGACCAAAGAAAATTGTTTGTGATATACTACGATTCAATAACAATAGAGAAAAATGGATTGGATTTGTTGGATTAGTTGATGTACATCCATATGAAATTTTTACTGGAATATTAGATAATTTTCAAGTTCCAACATTTGTCGATAAAGGATGGATTATAAAAAATAGAGATGATGAAGGAAAATCAAGATATGATTTTGTTTATATCGATAAAGATGGTTATGAACAAGAAATGAAAGGTTTAAGTAGAGCATTTGAACGTGAATATTGGAACACTGCTCGTTTAGTATCTGGTGTACTTAGACATGGAATGCCAATACCAAATGTAATGAATTTGATAGATACATTAGATTTAGGTGGTGATACAATAACATCTTGGAAAGCAGGTGTTAAACGAATGTTGAAAAGATATATAAAAGATCATGTTGAAGCACATGGACAAAAATGCCCAGAATGTGGAAATACAAAATTAAACTTCACAGAGGGATGTATTAGTTGCTCGTGTGGGTGGTCAAAGTGTTCATAATCAACATATTAAAAAGTCAATAATTAATTTATTGACTTTTTTATTTTAATAAAATGTATTTATTGTGAATGTGTTTTTAATATATAAGAATAAAAAAATATTATGGGAAAATTCATAACAACAGATTATCACAATGAAAAACAAGAAGATTCTTGTAAAACTGGTATATACACAATAGAATTCATAAACAAACCAAATATTTATTATGTTGGTTCTGCATCAAAAACAAAAAACAAACAAAAACATAATAATGGATTTAATGGTAGGTGGCGAGAACATCTATTTTTATTATTTAATAATAAACATTATAATAAAAAATTACAGAATAATTTTAATAAATATGGTAAAGAAAATATATTATTCAAAATAATAGAATTGTGTGATATTGAATATTGTCAAAGTTTAGAACAATATTGGTTAAATATGTTAGATTCATATTCAAATGGTTATAATTTGACATATGTTATTGAAAAACCAACTGTTGGTAGATTAGTATCTGAATATGAAAGAGAAAAATGTTCAGAACGAATGAAAGGTGAAAAAAATCATCAATTTGGTAAAAAAAGAACAAATTATGAAAAAAGTATCATAAGTAACTATCATAGTAAAAAAGTTTTACAATATGATTTTGATGGTAATTTCATTAAAGAATGGAAAAGTATTATACAGATTTCAAATGATTTGAATATTGATGGTGGTAATATATCAAGATGTTGTAATAAAAAACAATTAACATGTAAAAATTATTTTTGGTTTTTTGAAGATAATGAATATGATATAAACGAATATATTAAAAATATTTTATTGAGAAAAAAAATATCATTATCAAAAAGAAATCAAAGAGGTTCAGAAAAACCAGTATTACAATATGATTTACATAATAATTTATTAAATGAATTCAAATCAATAAAAGATGCGACTGAATATATAAATGGATCGATAGGTAATATATCAAAATGTTGCAATAAAAAACAATCAACACACAAAGGTTTTATATGGAAATATAAATAAAATGGACACGTTTTCATAAATATATAGTATATGGATTTAGAAAATTATAAATTAGATGAATTATTTGAATTACGTGAACAACTTGACTTAGAAGAGTTACACGAAATATTACTTGAACAATTTAAGATTGTTGAAAAAAGACACCTTAAATTTATAGAAAAAGGTAATAAAACAGCAGAAGCTGAAGTTAGAAGAGCACTTGGTAGAATAAAAATATTAATACCAGAATATCGAAGAAAATCAGTAAAAGCAACAGATAGTTATATGAATCCAAGTAAATATGATTAAAATTTATTAATTTTATTAATTTTATTAATTTTTATTAACTTTTGACTATTATTATTTAATATATAAAATAAAAATAATAATATGAAAATAAATAAATCATTTTCTATAGAAGACACATCATTCAAAAAATTTGAAAAAATATGTGAATCAAAATCAATAATCAAAATCAATAAATAAATCATTATTTATACAAAAGGCTATTGATAAATTTATAGCCGAAAATTATGAAATTGATATATCAGCATCATATAAGTTAAAAAACACAAATGATACAAATTATGTTAGAATAATAAATAAATCATATCACACAGAAACAGAAAAATTCTTTATCAATTTAGATAATGATGATAAAATTAATATCGATACATTTGATAAAATGTATGAAAAGGTTGATTTTGAACAAATAAAAATCGATAATGATGTAAGAGACGTATTAAATGAAATAGTTTATGGTACAACTAAAATTGATGATGATGTAGAACAAGTTGATCCATCATTCTTAAATAATAGTTGTATATCTGTCGAAAAAGTAAAAAACTTTGTTGACAATATAAATACAAATAAAATAAATGAACAAAATGATAATGATATACTAACAATCAATGATTCATTAAAAGAATATGTAGAAAAAGGACCATTTGAAAATTAATATATAATATATTATAAAAAAAAATACAAAATATAATGACAGAAGAAGAATATTTAGCTTTATTTAAAAAAATAAATGAAGATAATGGGTTTGAATCAAAAATAAACCTAAATATGAACCAATCATATGACAATATAAATACATCACAAAATCAATGGCAATCATTGAATGAAACACCAACATATCAAAATGTTAATGAAAATGTTAATGATGGTTGGAATAATATGGATTTTGTTGTAGAAACCAGATTAAACGGTTCTATTCAACACAATAACAATCAACAACAATATCAAAGCAGAAGAAATAGACAAACATTTGATCCAAATGGACTTAATCAATATATGGATGATGATAATTTGAATGAAGTGTATAAACAACCAATTCAATCTATACCACAACCTCAACAAATTAATGAAAATCTAAATAATACTGATATAGTATCTGTTGAATTATTTAATAGAATAAATGAAAATGTGATGTTAACATTAGCTGGAAAATCAAAACAAGTTATACAAAATGTTAATTTAGATAGAGTTTCATATATGACAGAATCTAAAGTTAGATTTATTAATTCATAATTTGTTTTACTTAAAAAATATCCTTATATTTGTATTTATTTAATAAACAATTAATGATATACATAATATAAATGATATGGAAAAATTAAGAGAATATCAGACATTTATTGGTAAACCTATTTTTTGTATAAAAGATGATAAATCATTTAAATTAACAAAAGGTAAATCATACAAAATACAAAAAATTGTAGAAAAAAATGATTCATTATATGCTATTATTATTAATGATAATGGTAGTGAATTTGGTATTGGTCCAAATAATTCTAAATATTTTCTAAATTTAAAAGAAGGATTGATGGTACTTAGAGATTTAAAATTAAAATCATTAAATAATGAAAATTTGGATTCTTAATAATACTAAATTTGGATATAAAAACAATTCAAAAGAATGGTATAATAATATGTCAGATTTTTTTGAAAATGAATTTATACCATTATTAGAAAAACAATATAAAGAAGGCGATATTGTAGTACATTTAGGAAATTTATTCAATAATTCAGAAAACATAAATACAAAAATATTAAATAAAACCATAGATTTAATTGAAAAAATAAGTAACATATCAAAATTATACTTATTAATTGGTGAAAATGATAGAGTTCTTGATAATAATATTAGCACACTAAATATATTCAAATATCACAAAAACATAAATATTGTAAAAGATTTTACAAAAATAGAATATGGTATTATAAAAATAAATCTTATACCTTGGTGTGATAATACATTAAAATTTATTAATGGTAATATAAATTTATTAAATATTGAAATAAATAAAATAGATACCAAATTAATAAAACATAAAACATATTGTGGTTATTATGATGATAAAAAAACATATGATAATTGTACAATAGTTGGTTCACCATATCAATTCGAGGGAACAAATGATGAAAAAGGATTCTATATTATAGATGTAGATAACAATAAAGATATATTTATAAAAAATAAGAAAAGTCCAATATACAAAACAATAAAAATTGATAATATAACAGAATTAGAAAACCTTGATATAGAATATATTAATAATAATCGAGTAACAATATCAATAAATAAAAAATTAATAGAAGAAAAACAAATAAAAACAGAAATACTTTTATCAAAATACAATTTCAAGAAGATAGAATATTATGATGATGGTGACATCATAGAAGAACTTTTAATCGATAATTCTTCTTCTATTGATGAAATGATAATAAATAAAATAAAGTCTTCTAATAATGATTTATTATTGAAAGAATTTGAAAATATATTAAAATTACATAAAGAAAAATATTAAACAATAATAGTTTATATATAAGAAAAAATAATCATTCAAGAAAATGAGTAAGAATAATGAAATAGATAGAGAAAATAATTATAAACGTTCAAAAATAGAAATAAAAGAGAGTGTAGAAGAATTACAAGGAAATATAAACTCTATGCTTAGAGAAATAGATTTACCTATTGATGAAATGGTTGGTTTTGATGATATGTTACCATCTTTACAAATTACTATTGAAGTACATGATTATGATAAAGATATACAAATAATAAAAATTGAAGCAAAAGAAACATTAGAATGTTTGGCTAATTTATATCTTAGTGAAGAATTAATGAGAAATAAAAATATTTATCAAATGATAAAAAATGATTCTCAATTACTTACAGAATTAAATTTTTCAACATCAATGGCTAGAAAAGGTTTAATTAGTTGTATGAGACAATTAGATTTAGGTATAAATGATCCTGAAATGTATCAATCTGTCGCACTTTTCCAAAAAGAAATGCGTGATACGATTAAACAAATATATGAACTTCAGAAGAAAATGAAAGATTTCTACAAAGAATTGAAAGATGAATTGAAAGAAATAAATATTAGCACCGAAGAAATAAAAGACGATGATAATGATTCATATACAATAATTGGTGATCCAAAATTTCTTAATGATATATTTGACAAATACAAAAATGATCCATCATTATTAGAAGAACTTATGAAAGTAAGTAAAGATATGAAAAAATAAATTATTTTTTATAAATATCTTGCTGTGCTTTTACATTTTGTGCATTTCTAATACTTGTAACATTCATTAATTTCTTATTAACATCACTCACACTAGGTTTGAATGTTTTTTCTTCTGTTTCATCACCCCATGTCATTTTGATATTTGGAAAAGGTATACCAGATAAATCTTGTATAACTTTATTTTTAATCAAATCTAAATATCTAGAACCTATAAATGTTTTCATATTTTCTGGTACATTATCTTTAACTTTACTACATATATTACTAATTGACCCAATACCTGGATGACCACCTGCAACTACTGTTGAATCTGGATTTGCATTAATATCTAAACCAAAATGCTTAACAAAATTACTTAATAAATCTTCACAATATTTACCCAAATTTGTTACTTTAGTACCATCTTTCAATGTAGGTAAATATTTCATATCATATTTATTTATATCATGATATGATGCGATTTGTAAAGTATTTCCAAATTGCGACATTAACCAGAATATTGGTTGTTTAGCATTGAAATAAACATTATCACCATCTACTTGAATTTCACCTTTTATGCCTTCTTTATCTTCAAAATCAGTAACATTTTCTTTAACATCTAAATTTGTACCATTAATGTCACCAATTAATTCCATTTTTTGTCCATTAGATTTTAATAATAAATCATACAATGTAGAATCTTTAGATACAACATATTTTATTGTTGGTATTCTATCATTAGTCAACATATCTTGTTCAATAATTGAACGAATTCTTAATGAATTCGACCATGTACCAGAAGGTATAAATACCATTTGTCCTAATATTTGATAACCATCCATTTTAACACCAGATGTACCTTTTACAAATTTTTGAATAAATTCTGTTTGGTTTCTTATATAATCTTTTTTACCATAACCTTTTGTCATTTTAGCCATTTTAGATAATCTATATTCAGCATCTTTAATAAAGTCTTTTTGAAATGAATGATATAATTTTTTATCATCTTCTTCGATATAATCTAAAAACAATTGTACATTAGCTGTACCATCGGCATATGTATATCCCATAGATTTTGCTAATGCTTTTAATTTATAATTATCTAAATTATTAGCTGGATATAATATCTTAAATAATCTAAATATATTATATATTGATGGTGTATCTTTACTATTATGTATAACTTCTATAAATGTTTTATGATCACTTCTTTTTAATAATTGATTAAATGCACCAGCAAAATCTAATTTATTTTTCATATTTTTAATATCAAATGTTAATATTTTCTTAATATCTGATTCATAGAAATCATATTTAGCCGAATCTATCATATCTATGACATCAACTACCATTTTATCAACAGGTATACCTAATTCATCACAAATACCTTCATATGCGCTACCAGTTGATGTTTTTGTTGATGCTTTATTTATGTTTTCACCTTCTTGAAATTTACCATGGTGATCAATATAAACATCAATACCTTCAATATCTTCAGCATAATCTAATGCAATATTTATATATTTTGAATCAATTTCAAATGCTTTCCATGATTCTTGATAATTAACTATACCATATTTTTCTATTTCAAAACCATGTTCTAATAAATAATTTTTCATCACTATTGCAGAATATATACCATCTAAATCATCATGAGTATAAATAACACAAACTTTACCTATTTTGCCTTTTTTTATCCAATAATCTTCACTATTTGGTATTCTAGGAGCACTTTCATTCAATTTACCATTATTTGAATTAGTGAACAAATTATAATCTTTTAACATAGAATTTATTTATTTATTTTTATATTATATATATTAAAAATAAAATCACAAAAAACAAAAAAGCCAGAACTAATTCTGGCTTTTTATAAATCGTAATTTTGTATTTTTATTTTAATAATTTTATCAAATCATCACTTATCAAATTTATAAGTTTTTTTTCACCTAATTTTATATCAGGTATGTTTTTTATCATAGCATAATGTTCAGTTCCTTCATTAGTTATTCCTAAAAACAATTTACTTATTTTTGGATTAGTCTGATGACAATCAATGAATGTATTAACGAATTCATTTAATTTATATTTAGAATCATTATTATATTTATATAATATAATTGAATCTGTTTGTTCTGATATGATAAAATGTAATTTGTCTTTACTTATTTTATTATTTTCTAATAAAATTATAGATTTAGATGGTTTTGAATTATTTGGAAATTTTGCAATTTTACCTTCAAATATAACATCATCCATTGATTCTTTTGTTTCTGTAACAATTATTTCTTCATGTTTTTCTATAATTGGTTTAGATATAACTTTAGTTGTTTTATTTGCATAAACATCTTCAACAACTTTTTTATTAATTGTTGAAGAAGATTCATTTATAAAATTACTAAATTTTTTAATCATATTTTATTATATTTCTTGATTTCCGCCTTGTGGTTGTTGTACTTGACCTTGTGGTTGTGTTTGTTGTACTTGACCTTGTGGTTGAGTTGTTTCTTGTGCTGGTATTTGTGCTGCTGTTGCATCTGCTTGTACATTTTCACCTTCTGGCTCTTGAACTTGTGTTTGAACTTGTGCTTGTGCTTGTGGTTGTATATTTTGTACAGGTTGTACTTGTGCATTCATATAATCACCAAATAATATAGATGATGGTAAATTTTCAACATTTAAATATGTTGCAATTACATAATCAACAATTTTTTCTGCAATTGTAGTTTCTGCAAAAAAATCAGTTGCTGTTTTGCCACTTTCATCTTTTATTTTTTTAGTATATGCTTTAATAAGTGATTTTGGTAATTCGATACTAACATTACCATCATATATATCACCTTTTGGTATAAATGATTCTTTTATTACTTTTTTATCAGTCATAAGTGATGAACCTTTTTTACCACCTTTGAATTCTTTATAATCTCTTAAATTTTCCATATTAATTATGTTATTTTTTATTATTATATATTAAATAAAAATATCGGTTTTTTTCACTCTAAAAACTCAATATATTATATCCTATACCTAATTGTATTCCTGGCCCATGATATAGTTGATTTCCTTTACCAAATATTATTCCATAGCCACCTGAAACATTTACTGAAAATTTATTTTTCTTTTGATTATTTTTTATATAATCAGTCACATCAGTACCTCTTGTTTCAGTTATTGTTATTTTATCTGTTGATGGTGTTATAAATATTTTATCATAACCATTTTCTTTTTTTATACCAGTTACAATTGAAAATTTTATTTTAACTTCATCAAATTTCGTAATATCTTCTTTTATTATTAGTTTATTACTATCAGCAATAACATAAAAATAAGATTTACCATTTATAACTAATACACTATCTGGTGATGTATAATAAAAATTCAAACCATATCTATCCTTATCTAATTTCACTAATATATTTTTTGTAGAACCTGTATCTCTATATTCAATTATTGTTTTAATTATTGTTTTAACTTTACCACCTTCGGCTTTTATTAATTTGTATAAATCTGGATTATATTTTTCTAATTCATCTAAACTCATATTACCTATAACTTGTTTATAACTAATTTGACCATTTTTATTTTTATAAACTTCTATAGTATCATTAAACGCTTTGAAATTTTGTTCTTGTCTATATTTTTCATTTTTCAATTGATTTTTTAATTCTCTATTTGAACTACATGTCTTTAAATTGAATATCAATAGTAAAAAACAAATCAATACTATTACTGATTTCCAATTCTTCTTTATAAATTCAATTATTTTATTTATTATTTCCATATTATTATATATTATTTTTTTATTGTTCATCCCATCTAGTTATAGGTGGTTTTATTATTATTATTTCTTCTTTATCAACATCAATAGGTGGTGAAGAATAATATTCTCCTTTTTTAGTTAATGTATTTATTATATCATTCAAATTTTTACTTTCATAATATTTTCTATCAGGTGCTTCAGATGAAGATTTACCTATTATCGAATTATAATTATTTACAGCTGTTATTTCCCATGCACTTTCATTTGCATACCAATTACCATCATCCCAAATACTATAAAATAAACCAGAATAAAAATTACCATTCTCAAATTTATTTTTTGATGTTATATCTAACTCATCTTGATTATTCAACCCAATAGATTTTATTATCAAACCTGCTTGTCTATAAAAATGTTGCTCATCTGTTACAAGATTTTGATTTATTTCATATAATTTTTGTTTTGGTGTACCATTAATCAATTTTGATGGATCACCATCATTCAAGGCACCTAATATTTCATAACATGGTGAAATAACACCTATATCATTTAAAAAGAAAATATATCCTCGTTTAAATGTATCTGGTATATTTGTATTTGTCGTTATACTAACATTATCAAATTCTACTAAAGTATCAAAATAATAATCACCATCTTCTGATAATATTACCAAATTTGAATTAATCAAACTCGATAAAAGATATGAATTACCATTTTGTACATAATATATTTTATTACCATTTATTGGTTTTCTTATTTCGCCATCTACAACATCCTCTTTGAATTCCATATAATGACCATAATCACCAGTTAATATATCCATCGTTTGTAATTTTGAAATTATACTCGTATTACCAGTATAATTGACACTATCTATATTTAACATAGTTTCAAATGTTATTGCAGAATTATATAAATCATAATATTTACCTACTATAAATTTATTTCCACCATCATCATAATTCATATAAAAACTTCTATCAGTTTTACCAAAATAATTATATATAACTGATGTATCATTTATTGTATATGTATTTTTATAAATTTTACAATTTCTAGTTGTTTTATTAAATGTTAATATATTATTCGATCTAATAATACTACCAGTCACTTTTTTAAATGTACTATTATCATTAGTTTTTTTATTTACACCACTACTAAATTCTATATAATTACCTAATAAATCATATGATATATTGTCAGCAATTAAATATAAACTATTTATCCATGTACCATTTTCTTGTGTTAAATATTGTGATTCATTTATTGATAAATCACTATATAAATAATTGAAATTATTCACTTCAATATCACCATACAAATACATACCATTCCATTCTTCAGTTATTCTATTTATGGTTTGTATTGTTCCTTCAACATATCCTTTTGATAAATAATTTAATTCATGTGATTTTATAAAAAAATTATTATTAACTATCCAATTATCACCTATCAAATTTGATGGTATTTGAATACCATTAGTATAAGATGCACCAATTCTATTAGAATCTTTATTAACATTTAATATATTATATAATTCTGTACTATATAATTCGGTTGAATCTATAATCCACTCATCTAATCCATATATATATTTATCAGAACTTGAACCAAAATCATATGCAATTGTTCCTGTTTTACCTGTTGCGATAGTTATATTCGATATACCATCACTACTTAAAACAACAACAGGTCCTTTATAACTATTAGAATAAACATATAATATACTACCTGTTATAATAGAATAGTTTATTATACCAAGTATTGTCATATTTACACCAACATTAGAAAATGCATTAGGATTAATACTAAATACTTCACCATATGATTCATTTATTGGTACGTCAATATTTATTCTATTATTAACATTATCAACAATTAAAATTTTTGATGAAATATCATAATAATCAGAATCTGATGTAGATATAATATGTGTCGATGTCGTATCATAATATCTAACATGAACAAAATCACCAATATTCAATATGTTACTATTTTCATTATAATATAACCATGAATTATTAATATATATGATATTATCATAATCATATGATGGTGTGTTCAATACATAAGGTTCCCATGATTTGTGTGTATAGATATCAACATTTCTTACACCATAACCAAATTGAATATCAGAATTAGTTTGACCACTATAATATAAATAAGATGGATTATCCAATAAATTATTATTTACTATTGTCTTATCATCAAAAACAGCAACATTTGTTGTATTTTTTATCATATTAGAATACATTTTATACATTTTATATGCATAAATATCTCTTGAATTTTCAATATTAATACTATTTGATAGATAATGAAAACCATTACCATTATCCATTGTCATACTAGTTAAACCAGATATAACTATATTATTATATTCTTTTCTTATTTTAGAATAATTGAAATTTGATACACCATCAAAATAATTTTTTATCCAATAATTCGAATAATTCAATACGTTATAATATGAAAATGAAACACCAGTTCTATATTCATAATCAAATGGATAAAATAAAATACCATTATTATCATAAAACCATGGTGGTGGTATTGTATTTTTTTGCCATCCACTAATATTTGTTGGTAATGGATAAATATTATAACCTTCATTAAATTCAACAGATTGTGTTTGTATTGTTGTTGAACTATTTACTGGATCAAAAACTGGCATAGGTCTAACCGAATATCCTTCATTTGCATCAGACCATACATTTTTATAATTCGTATCATATGATGTTAATATATCATCATTTGTATTATTATAATAATAATGTATTTTTTCAAATTTGAATAAAATTGCAATTTTTCTTTCAGTTAAATCAGAAAAAATATCAATTACTTTATAATTATGATTATTTATTTCTATATCATTTGTTCCTTCTATTATTGAATCAACATGATATAATTGTTTGAATGTATTATATACCGAATTATTATTTTTATCCAATTTATTCAATACATCAGTTATACCTATATCAAAACTACTATTTGCTCTTTGTAAAAATTTTAACATATTATTAAATAAATCTATACCACCATCAACATTATTTTTACATTTTAATTCAAAAACAAAATATGATGGTATAACATGACCATTTGGTACTGATGATGTATCTGCACTCCAACTAATACCACTTTCAAATGATATATAATCTTTATTCCAAACATCAATTCTATATTCATTGCCATAATATACATTATCAGTAGAATGTATAATTTCATTATCATCAAAAGCATTTAATAATCCATAATCTAGATTTCTATAAGAGGATGTACTATTTATTATAAGAGGATGTATTGATGTCAATTCATATTTATTATAATAATCATCACCTGTATATGTATATGCAGTATCAGTTAGATATGAAACACCACTATGGAATAATGTTGTTCCTGAATATAATACTATTTCATCAACAATAGTTGTATTTATATCATCACTACTACCAAAATCACCTGAATTGAAATTACCACCATACCAATTATTACTATTATTATCTAAATTATTATCTAAATCTAATTTTATATTATTAAAATTACCATCATAAATATCAGTTGCACCATATATAGTTGCACCAATACCATCAATTGTCATATAACCATTGAAAATACCATTATTTATTATGACCTTTGAAACAGCATCATATCCTTGAAATCTACATTTTTTATATACACCATCATTAATTATAAATGATTTATTTAATGATATAGCATCATTTTTTAATATCAATCCATAATCACCAAACATATATGGTTCATATATAGTATCTAATATAACATAATCATATAAATCAGATTGACATTTAACTGGATATCCAATAAATTCATCATCGTTACCTATTGTTATTCCTGAACGAGTATCTAAATATATATCACTACTATTTGGATTATTTAAGTATAGAATAACAGAAGAACTATCACCATATTTACCATTAATGTTTGAATCAAATGTTCTATAATAATTTGATAAATATGAAAAATCATAAAGATGAAAATTACCAACATTATCAAACACATTTGGGTAATTTGTATAACTTACCATAATATTCTTACTTATTGTTGTAGTACCTGATAAATATGATGATAAAGAACTAATATAACCAAATGATATATTAATATCATTTCTACTTGTACCATTATCTTTATATACACTAAATTTACAATTTTCACAAATATCTGTTGTTATTTCTTGTGGAACATAAAAATCGATATTATAATAATTACCACCTTGTATAGATTTTTGATTACCTATAAATATATTGTTTTTATGTGTATTGTTTGCTAATATTGTTCTATCATAATCAGTTATTATTGGACTTATTAAATAACAATAATTTATAAAAATCATTGTGTCTGTAGATGATATATTTGTATATCCTGAAAAGAAACTACTTACATTATTATCTACTACATAATTATCATATTTTTTAATTGTAATATCATTTATTACACATTCATTTATAACTACAGATTTATTAGAATTCATTATATAACCACTATTCAAATCACCTTTTTTTATAATAACATCCATTAATAATCCACCATCCATTGTTATATCAAATACATTCGAGTCCAATATAACACCTTTTCTTAATGTACCATTTAACCATTTTGTTCTTATCATAAGACCACCATTAAATACTCCATTTTGCCAATTTGTGTATTCATATTCTGATATATCATTTATTATATTTCCTTCTACATCTCTTTTTGTTATACCAAAATTATATTCAAATTCATCTATTGTTGTAACATTATCAAAATTATAATTACCATTTGTTCCGAATATTCCTCCATCAAATGAACCATTTTTCCATAAATAACTATCCCATATACCATTCATAAATGTACCATCATGCCAAACTGGCATATTAGCAAAACCATCACATGAACCAAATATACCATTTATGAATAATCCATTATACCAATTATCTAAATTAAATTTATAATCAGATTCACTAGTACCACAATCAAAACTACCATTATTCCATACACAATCTATTAAATTTATAACATCTTTGTAATAACCATTGTTTATATTTGCTTTTTCTATAAGACATTTTTCAAAATATCCTCCATTTATATCATATGTGTATATATTGCCTATATTATATGGTTCTAATATACAATTATAGAAATAACCATTATCTATATTACAACCATATAAATTTGTATTTCTAAAATTTGAATATCCATAATTATTATTATCTAATGAAAAATAATTTATTATTTTATTATCCGAATCTAAATATGAATTAAGAGTAATATAATCGATTGTGTATTTTCTTTTTATATTAACTTTATTCAAATTCAAACCAAAACCAACACATTGAATAAAAACGACTGTACCTTTTCCATCATTATTTATATTTCCATTTTTTATAAATGTACTATCAACAATTGCATTATACATATCAACTTTTTCACAAGTAACTTTACTTACAAAATGTTCTTCTAATACTTTGCCATCTATATTACCATCAGGAATTATATCTGTTAATAATTTATTTATTACAAATGAATTTCTTTTTTTATCAATTGTTAATACTTCATAACCTTGTAATATTGTTGAATATAGAAAATCAATATCATTCATTGCAATTATTCTATTATCTAATGTAATAGAATTCGATGATATATCATCTACATTTTTACTCAATGTAATAAAAACTTTATCACCTATTTCTACATGAGAATCAATTTCTGTATATAATTTTATATATTTATCAAAAACATCTATCTTTGGTAATATCTTTACAGAGTTTATTGTGCCTAAATCATCATATTTTGTTGTAATCATTAAAAAAATTTATATTTTTTTTCTTTATATATTAAAATGAACCTATTGAAACATTATATATAAAATAAAAATTATTTATTAATGAATTTAGAAGATTTTATTGACGAACAATTCGTAAATGATTATGATATCATAAAAAATTTTATGATAGAAATAAATGATATACTAGAAAACATAGGCATAGATGATAAATATGATAATTATAATGATTTTTGTATAGATATAAAAAAACATTTATTCACTCTAATAAATTTAGATGATATTGATATAGATGTTGATACACTAATTAATGCATTAAATAATATGATAAAATATAAAATCATGAATGATATTGATTATGAAAATAAAATAAAAATATATTTTGATGATCCATATAATATTTTAGATAAAATAAATTCAATAAAACTGAAAAAATAACATTTTTCGGTTTTTTTATTTAATATATAGTATAACAATTTAATATAATTTAAGGCAATTTTAAAAAATTTTAAGGCAATTTATGAAAACAAAACAAAAGTCCATATTCATGGCAACCATAATCCACAAAATAATTTACTATTCCTTAAACTTTATATCAAATTGATGATATCACTATAATATTTGGTAAAATCAGAAAGAAAAATTCAGAAAAGAAAATATAAACTTTATCTTTTTTCCAAAATATAAATATCATAATTAGAAAGGTTAGTTATTCCTTAAAAATAACATTGGAGGCTTCTCTACAAAATTAAAGTTTTAAAGGCTTATGACAACAACAACACAAAACGCAGATGATTTCCTATTTGGTGGGACAGATGCAAATGACGCAAGTTTATCAGTATTTGATAAAACAGAAAAAAACCAAGATGGTATCTACAGACCTAATTTAAAAGATGCAAAAGATAAAAAAATCGGTTATCGTGCCACAGTAAGATTTTTAACAAACCTTACAAAAGATGGTAAAAAAGGACCAGTTGCAATCGAAAAACACGTACATTACGTAGATTTCAAAAATGAACCAGGATTAGCTGGATATTACGATTGTGATAGAAATTTCAAAGATAAATGTGAAATGTGCGCAGTTTATTGGAAATTGAAAAATAGCAAAAATGCAGCAGATGTAGAAAAAGCTGAACTTATCAAAAGAACTACTAAATATTATTCATATATTATGGTTATTGAAGATGAACAACACCCAGAATTAGTTGGTAAAATTATGGTTTTCCCATATGGTTATACAATTAAAGAAAAAATCAATTCTGAAAGAACTGGTGAAGTAACTGGTGTTCAATGTAACGTTTTTGACTTATCAAAAGGAAAAGATTTCAAATTAATAATTAAAGATAAAGCTGGTTTCCAAAACTATGATGCATCTACATTCCTTGAAACATCACCTATTAAATTATATGATGAAAAATCAGGTTCATTTAGAGCAGCACCAATCGATGAAGATGGTATAATATCTAATCCAAAAGCACAAGCTAAAATAAAAGAAACTCTTTTATCAAGAACAGTTGAATTAGATGATCATAAAGCAATCGAATGGACAGAAGAAACTCGTGGTAAAGTAGGACAAGTAGTATCTATATTACAAGGCGAAGATGTATTCGTTGCAGAATCTGCAACTAGAAATGCTGGAACAAATACAACAACTACTACAACTTCACAAAGAGTTGATGTTGAAGCTACTACCGCAGATGATTTTTTTGACCTCGAATCAGAAAATTAAGATTATCAGATAGTTATAACATTTCACTTAAAGTAATCATTCAATTTTGTATAATCTTTTTCTATTATGAAAATGAAATTAAAGCCACTATTTATAGTGGCTTTTCTTTTTAATAGATTTATATCTAACTCACACTCATATGTCTATGAACTTTTAATTTCTACGACTAAATTCATATCCTTTATAAAGAAATCAGGAAAATATTTTTTATTTTTATAATCATATACGTAATCTATATTACCTTTGAAATTTTCTATCACAATATTATTTGATATACAATATTCTATAAAATCTTTTTCATAACTACCTCTATAATATAGATTTGTATTATAATATTTTAAGATATATCCAGAATGTTGTTTTTTGTGTATTTCTTCATTTTGTGAAGGATTTTCTACACCAAATTTATCAATATTTGTTAATCTAACTCTTTCTTTTAATGTTTTTGAACAATATGTAAAACCACCATGATTTTTTGTAACAGTTTTTTCTTTTTTAATTTTGATATCATTCAATTTTGATACATTATCTTTTCCATATTTTTTGGTACATGTATTTTTTCTTTTTTCCAAATTACATATTTTACAGGTATATTGATTATTTGGATCTCTTTTAATATAAGCACAATAATTATTATATTTAACTTCTTTTTGTTCACCACAGATATCACAAGCACATACTATTTTTTGGTGACTATATTCACTAAGATATATTATAGGCAATTCGATATCATCATATTGTTTTACATCAAAACCAAGTTCTTTATATTTTTGAACCATTTTACCATTGACTTTCATTTTTAATTTTTCAGTTAAGATCATAACAATTTCATTTTTATAGTATATATAAAAATGAAATTGTCAAAAAAGTCATCACTTTTTAATTTTTCTTTATTAAGAATTGTTTTACAAGCATTTGCCAAGCTGGAACCTTTTCACCATCAATATCAATCATGAAATCATTAGATACTCTTATGTTTAATGCATGAATTATTGTTCTTATTGATAATGGAAATTTACTTTTATAACCTTTCGTCATAAAATCAACAAACTCTATAGTTTCTTCTTTTGTACTATTTGGTATTCTTGGATATATTTTTTCAGTTATTTTTTTCAATCTTTCAATAATTTCATCTCTTGTTAATTTTACATCAACATGAAGACTTCTAGACACAAGAGCTTTATCCATTTTATCACCATCGATATTTGTTATAAATATACATCGTCCATTATAAACAAATTGTTTAGGTAATTTTTTATCTTTATTATATTTATCAATCATTTCTTTATATGTTAATCCTTTAGAATCATAATGAGTTTTTAATATTCTTGATATTTCTCTATTCTTTTTAGTATCTAATGCACTTTTTAATAAATTAACTGAATCAGCATCTTGAAAAACTGCATCACAATCATCAAAAACTAATAATTTACCATTATTCAAAAATAGTGTTTCATATAATCCTGATTTTGTTATATCACCTTTGAAAAATTCATATTCTAATCTTGTATCATCAAGTATTTCAGTAACTTCAGATGTGTTATGTGTAACAGTGCAATCTTCAAGTAAAAATAAATGATCATCATTAATTACAAAACCATAGTATTCACCAATACCAATTGATTTAACATCTATTCCTGTCACTTTATGATCGACTCTTCTTATAGGATATACTTTTTTTCTTTCTAACTTCAAAGGTATTCTATCAACATCACCATATATACTTAATCTAAAATAGTCACCTTCAAAATTTAATTTTTTTATACTTCTTTTAACATTCTTTAATGATGTTTTGAAGCCAATCGTATCTGCTAAAAATTTAACATTCTCTATTAGTGTTTCTGATTTTAATGTTATTTCATATCCACCATTTATTTTATAACCATCAGAATCAATTAATCCTGCCAAAAGTTCTAATCTATTTTTTTCACTATTATTTATATAAATATTAGGTATATGTTTGTTTTTTATAATATTCAAATATTTCATCTTATGATATAATGGATTAATATAATTAACACCTTTATCATGATAACCTTCTGATATTATTTTTATTTTTGGTGTTTTTTTAATACCATCGTTTTCATATTCATATTTTTTTGCAATCATACCAATTCGTTCAGCATAATCAAATAAATATTTTTCTATTTCAATATCAACATTTGTTACTGATGTATCTTCACTAGTACCATCACCTAACCATATACCTAAATAATATGGCTCAATTGGCAATATATTTTCATCAAATTTTATATCAACTTTATATCCAAGAAAATTTCTTTTGAATGTCTTATCTTTTTTTATATATTCATTAATTGGTATATTCAAAATATCATCAAATTTTGAATATCTATTATTATTTTTAGCATATATTGATTTTTTTAAACTTAAAATATGTTCATCATTTACTATATATTTTATTCCTTTTTTTTGATTAATTTCATACATTTCACTAACACCACTATTAGTACTCATCACTAATCGAGATTTCGAATCTGGTCCCATCAATAAATCACCACATATTATATCTTCAACATTTTTCAATGTACCATCAAACATAATAATCTTTGTTCCTTTTCCTAAACACTTACCAACGCCTGCATCACCAGATATAATCAATGAATTTGATACACTATATGCGACTTGACGAACATACATATTTATAGCATCAAAAACATCTAAATCATTATTCAAAACGGCCTTATTTAATTTAAGACTCTTAAATTTAACAGTTTCATCTTCAGCTTTCTTAAATTCAACATTAGTATCATTATCACTTTCATTCAAACTGAAATCTTCATTAATAAAATCAACGATATCATCTAAATATTCTTCAACATTAGTTGTATTTGTTTCCATTGTATAAAAAGGATGATTCATTATTGTTTGATTATCGAATCTAAATAATTGCCACAAATCTAAAGAATGTAATACATCACCTTCAAAATTTATACGAAGTGCTCTATTATCATCCATTAAATATAATGTTCCTTCTAAAATTTCATTTGGTTTTTTAATAACAAACTTTTCATCATATTGAAAATACATAATATCAGTGTTTTCATAAAGATATGACATTATTTTATCAATAGTTTCTGTTTGAAATTTAGAAACCGCTTCTAACATTAAATTATTTATAAATATATTATATTTTTTCATCGATTTTTTTATTTTTTTTATATATTAAAATTTTAATTACATTAATCTATATATTAAAATAAAAAATTAATATATAGTGTATGATTACAAAATTTTTTACATATATATTAGAAAAATCATCACTCACAAAATTAGGAATACCTAATGAAGTTATGAAAGATATCCAAATAAATTATGAAATACCATCAAATACACAATGGGAAGAAATATCTTATAAAAAAGATTTGAAAAATGAATTAAAAAAAGATGAAAAATCAATTTACATAGAAGTAAGTGAACAACATATTAAAGTCATATTAAACGATTATTTGACATATAAAGAACAAAAATACAAATTTGATAGTTCTGGTTGGGGTAATTATGAAATAGGGCAAATCATAGATAAAACATATACACAAACATTGAAAGATATATTAACAAAAAGTAAAATATATAAATTCCAATCAGATGATATAATATCTGAACCAATCATAAAAAGAAAAATAAAAAAAGAATTGGAAGATTTTGATAATAAGACTGATGAATTCAAAATTAGTATAATTAGAAATTTTAATAATATAGTTAAAAGAATATATGACAAAAAATATAGTATTGTCATGAAAAAAATTGCTGATAATATGTCAAGCATAAAACCAAATGTAAATGCTGATGAATTATTAAAATTTCTTACTGATAATAAAAAATTAGCAGAATTGGCAAAAGAATATGAAGTTTCAAAGAATGATGATGATAAATTAGGATTGAAAAAATTAGAAAAACAATACAATTCATTACCAATATTTGATGAGTTTTTAATAAATTTCGAAGTTTTATATACAGATAAATATAATTATAGAGTTACAATAAAAGATTTATTAGACACATTCGGATTGATGCAAACACAAACAGCATTTTTATATTATTTATATACAGGAAAAATAAAAGATTTAAGAATACAAAAATTTGAAACACAACAATATAATGATCCATCAACATATTCAAATTCACCATCAGATACAACAAATATTATTACACATTGTTCTTCATGTGGTTCTGAAATAGAAAATTTTGATAAACTCATTACAGATAAACCATTATGTGATGATTGTACTGGTGATGAAGGAAAAGAACAATATCCTAGAAATAAAAATTCTTGGAGATGGTCATAAATTAAATATAAATATTTAATATATAATAAAAAAAATTATAGAATCAATGATAAAAAAATTATAGAATCAATGATAAAAAAATTTAAAATTTTCAATGAAAATATACAAGAAATGAATACTGAATCAGAAGATACATTAATATGTCCATATTGTGGATATGTACAAGATGATGATCCAGAAAACATTATGAGTGGTGGTGGTTTAGCACCAGAATATGCCGAATGTGAGTGTGAAGAATGTGGTAAAACATATGAAGCATCAAAAACAGTAATAGTTACATATTGTACTCAAAAAATTTAAAATAATTGAAGATATTCAAAAAATGAATATTTTTATTTAATATATACAATATAAAAAAAAATAAAATACAAAATTATGAAAATACTTAAATCATTTGACAATTTCTCATTGAATGAAGAATTATCAGCAAAACAAAAAAAATTACCTAAAGGATTACAAGCAGCTATTCTTAAAAAACAAGGAAAATCACCTAAAAAAGATGATGATGATGCTGATGATGACAAAAAAACAAAAAAAGACAAAAAATGTAAATGTGCTTGCGAAAGTGTTTCTAATGAACAAATAGAAACTTTATTCGAAAATGCATCAGCAGGAAGAGTATTTGATGTTGAAATGGTTAAAACATTCAAAAATGAATATCCAGCAGTTGTTAAAAACAAAATATATACTGAAAAATTAATGGAACATGCAACGGCAATTAAAAAAGCTGTTAAATAATCATTTTACATTAATATAAATCGTATCGTTATTGATTTTGTATTCATTAATTACAAAAATACCATAAGAAGTCTTGATTTTCAAGACTTTTTCTTTTTTATGTATATTCATAACCATGAATGAACATATTAATATAAATACACTAAAAATGAATATAATTTTTGATAATTTTTGATAATTTAACATATTATTATATATATAAATATCAAAACAATGTTTGAAAAAAATAATATATAATATTATGAAAAAAATATTTCTTAGTTTATTATTAATACTATCTATCATAGTAATATCTGGCAGTGCAGCATATTTTTCCGTTTTTGGTTTAAGTAAAATATATGCTGGTGCAGCAATAGCGGTAATAATAATGGCATCAGCATTAGAATTTGGTAAATTAATAATAGTAAGCGTATTAAACCAATATTGGAATAAATTCAATATATTATTAAAATCATATCTTATAATATCAACAATAATTCTTATGATGATTACATCAGCTGGTATTTATGGTTTTTTAACAAATGCATATAAAATAACATCAGACAAATATAACATTTCAAGTAAAGAAATAAGTCTTATTGAATTAAAGAAAAATAGATTCATAGAAGTTAGAACAGAAACACAAAATGAATTGAAATCAATTAAAAATGATATCGAAGAAAAAAATTCAACGTTATCAAATTTAAGAAATAATAAAGATACAATAGTATCAGCAAGATTATTAAGTAAGCGAATAAAAGAAACATCTGATGAATTACCAGATTTAATAAAATATAGAGATGTATTAAATAAAAAATATGAATCTATAACAGATTCAATTAGTAAATTAGAAATAACTATTATTAATATTGAAAGTAAAAATGAAGCCGCAGCAGAGCTTGGTCCATTATTATATTTATCGAAAATGTCTGGTTATAGTATGGATAAAGTAGTTAATATTTTTACTTTATTTATAGTATTGGTTTTTGATCCATTAGCCATTTGTTTAGTCATTATTTTCAACACACTAATGAGGAAAAAAGAAGATGATATTGTTATAACAGAAGGAAATAAAAAATGGTGGAAAATATGGGATGAAAATATTGAAAATAACAAATCAGATGAAAATAACAAATCAGATGAAATTGATATACCAGATGAAATAGTAGAAAACACAAATGAATCTAATGATGAAAACAACATAAAAGAAGAAATAGTGGAAAACACAAATGAATCTAATGAAAACGATGTTAAAAAATTATTTGATAATATATTAAATACAAATAATATATTCAAAGAAGAAATAAAATCACAAATATATAATATAAATAAAGAAATTATAGATAACATAAAAGAAGAAATACAAAAAATTAATATCATAAAAGAAGATAATATAGAAAATATAAATAATATAAAATTATTAGAAGAAGATATTCACAATTCTATCGAAAATAATAAGAAAATAAAAGAAACATTTGAAAATGATTTACATTCGATAAATGTTATTAAAAATGATATGATTGAAATTATCGAAAATAATCAAAAAACACAAAATGATATGAAAGATGAAATTGAAAATATTATTAATATGAAAGATGATATCAAAAATGATATAAAAGAAGATGTATTGAATGATATACAAGAAAAACTAGAAAATATTGGTGACATCAAAAATGACATTACAGACGATATTCAAGAGAAATTAAATGATATGTTAGATTCTATGCCAACTTTTCCTAAAAATATAAGATTAAAAATTTAAAAATAAAAAACCAAATCATTTGATTTGGTTTTTTATTTTTAAATTTCGTCTCTTGTTATACAAACCTTTTCACCAAATTCTATGTCTTTCACATAACTATCTTCTTCAGTATGGTCTATAATAATCCAGAATACTCTATCTTCATAACTATTACCATCACCATCTTCAAGACTAGAATCACCAGCTGGTGGTGAATCACCTTCAGCATCAGTGAAGTAAACAACGAATGCTGGTACAATTGGTCCAGAATCACCATTATCATCTTCTGATTTATCATATTCTGAAATCCATTTGAATGGAGGATAAAATGATGTACCACCACCACCACTTGGTTTCATTTTTTGTATAGAAAAATCATCTTTAGTATCAAATCTTTGTACACCTTTACTCGGATTTATTCTATCATCACAATATACAATATACAAATCTTTTATTTCATTTGGTTGATCTTCACATAATGATTTTATTTCAGCACCAAATAAAGATAATTCTTTTTGTCCAATTGAACCTGATGTATCTATACATATAACAACAGAATTAAATACACTTGGTATTGCTTCATCCATTCTATCAGGAGCTAATCTAGGGTCTTCATTAGATGCAAATCTTCTAACACTTTCTCTATTAAATACTTGATCATAATCCAAATTACCAATTTCTGCAACAAAATTACGTAATAAATCTCGCCATGGTATTTTTTTACTAGTCATATCTTTAACAAATCTATCGACACCCATTGAACCTGTACCAGAACCTTTTTTATAAAAAACATCATTTACGATATCTTCTAATGTTTCTGATAAATTTGATGAATTTTCTAATTCTTCACCTTCAGAAAATGTTTCTCTAGGACCATATGTTGTATTATTTCTAGCATCACCTTTAGCTTCTTCTATTATTTTACCTAATGCACCATCTTCTAATACATCACCCATTGATCCAAACCCTTTTTGTTTTGCACCATCATCACTTTTTTCATTACCAGAATTTGCACTTTTTGCAGATACTTTTGTATCAGTACCACCTTTATGTTTTTGTTCTTCAGATTTACCACCTTGACCTTGTTCACCTTGACCTTGTTCACCTTGACCTTGTTGTTTTCCTTGTTGTTGTTTTCCTTGTTGTTGTTTTCCTTGTTGTTGACCTTGTTGTTGACCATCATCATCACTATCGTCACCATCACCTTGTCCTTGACCATTTTGTGGAGGCCATGGCATCACACCTTCTGGTGCCTTTTGTCCTTTACCAGATGTTGATTTAGAATCTTCACCAGGTTTCAAAACATAGAAATCGCCTTTATTTACTATCATAATTAATTTTTATTTTTATTGTTTCATAGCAACATCAACATCTGCTTTTGTGACCTCATCATATTCATATGAACCATCTGCATAAATTTTTGTTATTTTACCAAATTTATCTTTTTGTTTTTTCAATTTTATATAATCACCAACTTCTGGTTCATATGGTTCTTGTTCACCATCATCACCATTTTCAGGTTTTGGTGGAACACCACCTTCTTCTACAAGTTTATCATATATTACATCAGTAGATAAATTTTTATATTTTGATTCATAAAGTGCCATTGCAGGTCTTTTACCAATTTGTGTTTCACCATCATCTAACAATATGTTTATAGCATAATCACCTGCACAATTCCATATCCAACTATCTTTTTTACCCAAACGTTTCATGTGATTCAATATTACATGCATAACTTCATGAGCAATAACAAAAACTGCTTCTTTTTCAAGAAGTTCTTCTGTTAAAAATTTAGGATTAAATAATATTGCTCTACCATCTGTTGCCATTGTTGGAATTTTATATGACATTAAAACTGTCATTTTATATAAAACATCTGAAAAAAATGGATGGTTTGCTTGCAATTGTGTTAATGCACGTTTAAATTTTCTCCAAGCCTTATCATCATATTCTGCTGTCGATGATCCACCATTATCGATGGATTCGACAAACATTTTATAGTTTTTTAACATATTTATTTATTATTTTTCATTTAATTCAGTCATAGATGCATCTGTTTTTTTAACACCACCCTCATTATAATATGTATTGAATTTTCTCATCATCTTTTTATATGTTTCATTATGAGTTATTTTTTCAACATCACCATCATGTTGTCTTTTCACATAAACCATAAATAATGCAGCTAACTCACGTCTTTCTTCTGTCATTGCCCATTCCACGTAGTTTTCTATTTCTTTATCAGTTAATTTTTGACCACGTTTGAAATATGCTAAATTTAATGCGATTGCTCTAGAAATAGGGAATTCACCAGATTTACTTGGAAACTTAGGTGCTTTTTTAGGATTTTCATATACATTTCTTAAATCATCCATTGTGAAATAATTAACTAAATCCAAATAATTAACATATGCATTTGCTGCTTCATCGCCAACATAAGTGCTCAATAAATTATATGTTTCTTTTTTAGGTATTCTACCATTTCTATCACCAGTTAATCTTTCTTTTATTTGCATTAACATACGAGATGCTTTTGTCCATTGTCTTGGCGAACACCATCCTTTTTGTTTATCTTTTGGAACTAATTTGTGAAAAAATTCTGGCATATATTCTATAAAACCAATTATTTCTGGTAAAACTTTACCAGCACCTAATGTCATTGCCCATTCTTTCCATTCTTCTATTGTTGTTGTTAAATTAACATGACCAAATCTATTTAATAATGCTTTAGACATTTCTACTACTTTACCTGGAACATCTTCTGGTCTATTACCAGCAGCAACTATTAAAATTTTACTAGGCATTACATAATTATCAACTTTACCTTCAAGACATAATGATAATGCCGCATTATAAACCGATGTTGGTGCAGTATTCATTTCATCAAAGAAAAATATTGCTCCTTTACCACTTGGTCCATTATCTGTTGGGAAAATTTTTGGCAAAAAGAAAACTGAACGTTTTTTGCCTTCATCATCAACTTCAATACCTGGATTACCAATAAAATCGGCAGCAGTTTTTGTAGCCAAATGCCATACTATTAAATCGATACCTAAATCTTTTGTTACTTGTTTAAGAGCTTCTGTTTTACCAACACCTGGAGCACCCCAAATAAATATTGATTGTTGTTCAACACCACCCTTTTTTTGATATTCTTTTTGTACTTCATCTGTCCATTCTTCTGGTTCACCCATCATATCAGCAGAATCACCACATTTTACTGCAAATGCATCTTTTATCAATGTTTTTAATTCATCCATAGTAACATCTCTTGTACCATCAATAGATTTTACTGGAACAGCCTCATCATCTTTTAATTTTCTTGCTGCTTCATTTAATTTTGATTTTACATTATATTTTTTAAATTTATTATTTAATGATTCATAAGCCAATTCTTTTTCTTTTTGTGTAAGTTCAGTTCTAATGTTTTTTCCTGTTTCTTCACCTTGTGCTCTTAATTGTGCTTGAGCAACTGGTTCATCATCTTCTAATGATTGTTCTTGTGCTCTTTTGTTTGCATCTTCTTGTTGTGCATTTGTTACAATAGGTGCTTGAACTTGAACTTTTTGTGATTGAACTTCAGCTTCACCTTCTTCATACATTTCATCAACTTCTTTTATTATTTTATTTCTTTCTGTATCTGAAATAGAATTTGGATAAAATGAAAATGCTGGTTTATTCTTATTATCATCATCTTCATCTTCTGGCATATTTTCTGAATTTAATGCTGTTGCAGCATACCACCAAGAACTTTTGCCATATTTATCAACAATATAATCCCAAACAACTGACATTTTATCAACAAATATATTAATAAATGAATCCCATTTTGTTCTCATATTAGAGAAGAAACCTTCATTAGTTTTTTTATAATTTTTGAAAAGTTCATTAGTTTTTCTACTCTCTACAAACAATTCATAATTTTTCAATATTTTCATAGCTTTTATTTTTTTTATTATATATATAAAAAGAAAAATATCAAAAAACAAACAAATGTTTGATATTTGTATAAAATAATAGTATATTTGTATAAAATAAGAAAAAATATGGAAAAATATAAAATCAAAGTTAAAGATGTATTAGAATTATTATCATTTGGTTATAATATCGCATTATTAAAAAATGAAGATTATAAATTTATTGATAAAATGTCAATAATAAATATGTTGGATAAAAGATTATCCATAGATGTTTCTGATTATATTGACGAATTAGTATTATATCTATATGATTATTACAAAAAAATTCAAAAAACAAATAGATTTGAAATGAAAAACATATTACAATCACATTTCAAAGAAGAAGAACTTGAAGAAATTGTAAATAAACAAGAAGAATTATTGATAAATTTTAGAAATATTTATAAAAAAATATTAATAAATTATAAATTTGATGACAAAAAACTTATAGATATACAAAAGGAAACATTAGTTAATCTAATAAATGAACACATATTAAAAGAAGAATATGAAATTTGTTCTGAAATCAAAAAAAAGTTA